GCCTGTTTGTGCAACGGGGCGATGGTGTACTTCTTCTGCCTCGCCTGTACCTCGCCACAATCTAAGCAGGTTGTGTACCCTAGCTGCCAACGTGCGCTTGGCACGTTGCCTGTACACTCGCCGCATAGATATCGGCTGTCTTCCTTTGTCATGCTTACCCTCCTGTTTGGGGAGTGTAAAAGTTTTTACACTCGTTTTTGTTGTTGCTGTTGATTTTTTGGTTACTTCTTCCATTTGTTATACATATTGTACCACATTATGTGTGGTGTGTCAAGTGGAGGGCAACAGTGTCAAGGGTTGGTGGAAAAGGTGGGAAAATGGTGTTGGTGGAGTTTAGAGCCAAAAAGGCTTGATGTTTTAATGTGGAAATTAGGAGTTTGGGAAAAGGGGTTTTAGGGAAATAAAAGGTAACAATAGGTTTAGAGCCATTTTAGGCTGTGAAGTGAGGCAAAGGGGTGGGTAATGTTCTAATGTTACAAAGTGGAAAAAATAAAGTTACAATAGGCAAGAGCCATTTTAGGCTGTGAAATGTACGAAAACGGTGTATTGTAACAATGTAACTTTATTTTATATATATATATAGGGATCCTGAAGTTTGGTAACGGGGGGTGGGTTTTGCTTAAGTTGGATTCTGCACTTGCCGAGAACTTCAAAAAGGCGACCATACCTTAAAAAAAACGTTACATTGTTACAATAGGCAGCATATGCTTACATAACATAGGCTTACAGCGTAACCTTAATGTTGAATAAAGTTACAAAGGGGGTAAAAAAGTTACAACATAGGGCTTGACAGGGCGATTTTTCCATGTTACCATCTTGCCCATAGGCGATGGTAAAAAAACACTCTTTGTCAAACGTTTAAACCCCATTTCGCTTACCATTGTCTACCCTACAACCCAGTGTAAAAGGTTTTACACTCCGTAATACACTCTGAGAAACTTTTTCCTAAAATCCCCTGAAACGTAATGTGCGGGCGGTTATCCGCCTCACGAGCAGTATAGCTGTACCACAGTTTAGTAGGACTTCCGGTTTTGTAACATTACCCGTCACGCTTCTTGTCACTATCACCACATAAACCCCTTAACATTACCCGTCACGCTTCTTGTCACTATCACCACATAAACCCCTTGACTTATTGCCCATAAAGAAGTATCTTGCTCTTGGAGCAAGATAACAAAACCATCTCACGCTCCTCAAACCCGTCACGCTTCTTGTCACTATCACCGCAACCGAGTGTAAAAAGTTTTACACTGGTCAAACTCGGAGCGAAAAAACCCTGAAAAAACCGAGGTCAAATTGTGGGCGAAAAAAAACCCGCTTTCGCGGGTCTCAAAAAATAGGGCAGGTTTTACCCTGCCCGTTTGATTTACTTGATAAGGATTTTTACCGCCTTATTCATCACTTCCACGAATTGTGTTGCATTAAATTTTGCTTCTTCCTGTCCATTTGCCCATGCTATCAACTGATTGATCGCGGCAGCGGCCTTTTCCGGTGTGTAACCTGTTTTTGTTACATCTTCAGAATCGGATCCCGCTTCTTTTTCGGCTGTTACCTTTCCAGCTTTCATTTTTGCCCGTTTTAATCCGCGTCCGGCCAGTACGCCATTAAAAGCGGCTTGCCAATATACGCGTACGCCTTCCTTCTTGATACCTTGTGCCAGTACCTTGTCGATCAACGCGGATCGCTCTGCCGCGATCTTGGCGTGGTGTGATCCGGGGACTATATCCTTTTTATCCGCTGTGAATTCCATAAGGACTTGATCTGGTACATCCGCAAGGTATAAAGAAAGAGTATTGATGTATGCCAGTTTAGCCCCCGCGCCTTTAGCATAAGCGGCACGTGATGCAGTCATATCTATTACGGTATCAATTTGTTTTGTCATGTTTGCTATCTCCTGTTATCAGTAACCGATTAGTTACTGTAGAGACATTATCCATTATTTTGTTGATTTTGTCAAGTATTATTTTGTAGTACGTGAATGAGTGTAAAACTTTTTACACTGGTCTAGTAGGTGACCCACTACCCCCCGACCCCCCTTTTTCAGCATAGAGCCTAGACTTTGCTATACATACTGTTCCACACATTAGATTACATTTTCTCCAGTTTCCCTACCCACCCCCCTCGACCCCACAAAAGGCCCCCTTCCATTTTCATTTGCCTACCCCCCACCCCCTATATATTTTTTATTTTACTTTTTGTTGTGTACCTACTACACTCCCTCCACAAAACTAACAACAACGGACAGCGCCCAAATGCCTGTAGTTGACATAGAACCATCAAAAGAACACCCCATGCCTTACGACATGACGGACGACACCACGGCAACCCTGCTAGAAGAGATGGCGGTTGCAGGGAACACCGTTGAGTTACAACATGCCCTTGGTGCTGATTTCCCGGCTATGGGGGACGAGGACATCGCCCGAGAGAAGGCGTTGATTGATGCCGTAGTCAAAAGCCAGACCAAGCACAGTAAAAATATTGCCAGCGAACATCTAAAAATCCCTACCGTGGCCTTTGCCGCCGCTGCATTCCTACGTACTTACGGGGAAATAATTGCCATGGACGCGGCGAAAGCCCGGGCTGCCATAACGAACAAGTTAATGGAGATAGCCAACTGCGGGGAAACCAAGTACGAGCTAAAGGCGTTGGAGCTGCTGGGCAAGCACAGTGACATAGGTATATTCACGGAAAGGTCGGAAGTGACTATTAACTATAGGAACCCCGAGGACTTGGAGTTCGCCATTAAAGAACGGGTCAAGCGCCTGTTGAACGCCGATGTGATTGATATTACCCCCCTCACTGCCAACCTCGACGAAGAACTGGGTGTGTTTGTTAATGTAGTGGAGCCGGAAAAGGCCAAAGACCCCGTGGAAACTGAAGTAATTGAAGCAACCACGTGACCAGTAAGAGCATGAAGGAGTTGTTGGATAGCGTATCACTAAAAGATATACCGGCTATCCTGCCCCTGCTGTCCCCCTCAGAACAAGAAAAGCTGCTTGCGGAGCTAGACAAGCTCGGTGAGCTGAAAAAGCGGAAGTTATCCCAGACACGGTTCCTAAAGTTCGTCGAAGCAGTATGGCCGTCCTTTATATCAGGTCGTCACCACACGAAGATGGCAGATGCGTTTGAGCGGGTGGCGGCGGGGAAGTGCAAACGACTCATTATTAACATGCCACCACGCCATACCAAGTCAGAATTCGCGTCCTACCTGCTCCCGGCGTGGTTTTTAGGCAAATATCCGCATAAAAAGGTGATTCAAACATCACATACAGCCGAGCTAGCCGTGGGTTTTGGCCGAAAGGTGCGAAATCTAGTGGATATGGAGGTGTACAAGGACATCTTTCCGGGTGTGGCCCTGCAAAGTGACTCAAAAGCCGCCGGTCGGTGGGCTACCAGCAAGGGTGGTGACTACTTTGCTATCGGTGTGGGCGGTGCGGTGACGGGAAAGGGTGCCGATTTGCTCATTATAGATGACCCGCACTCAGAACAAGAGGCGGCACTGGCGGAAACCAGCCCGGACATCTACGACAAGGCCTATGAATGGTACACATCCGGCCCAAGGCAGCGGCTACAGCCGGGCGGGGCTATCGTGGTGGTTATGACCCGGTGGAGTTTGCGTGATTTAACAGGGCAGGTACTAAAGGCAGAGGCACAGAGAGGGGGAGAAGGTTGGGAGGTGATCGAGTTCCCGGCTATCTTGCCGTCGGGCAACCCGCTGTGGCCGGAGTTTTGGCCGCTGGAGGAGCTGTCTATATTAAAGGAGGAGTTGCCCAACTCCAAGTGGATGGCGCAGTACCAGCAGAACCCCACCTCGGAAGGTGCCGCTATCGTCAAACGGGAGTGGTGGCAGACATGGGAAGAAGAAAAACCGCCGCAGTGTGAGTTTGTGTTGATGGCGTGGGATACGGCGTTCGAGAAAGGCAACCGTGCTGACTATTCGGCACTAACTACGTGGGGTGTTTTTTATCACCCGGACGCTACCGGCAAGCTGCAAGCCAACATTATATTACTAAATGCGTTCCGGGAGAGGATGGAGTTTCCCCGACTAAAGCAGGTAGCCATAGACCAGTACAAGGACTGGAAGCCGGACGGGGTGATAATAGAGAAGAAAGCATCCGGTGCGCCGCTGATTTATGAGTTGAGGGCGATGGGTATACCTGTGCAGGAGTTTACGCCAAGCAAGGGAAATGACAAGATAAGTCGGCTAAATACCGTGTCAGATTTATTTGCAAGTGGTAGAGTGTGGGCACCAAACACTCATTGGGCAGAGGAAGTAATTGATGAGGTGGCGGCATTCCCTGCGGGTGAACACGACGATTATGTCGACAGTGTATCACTGGCGTTAATGCGATTTCGTAAGGGCGGGTATATCGGTACGGCGCTTGATACGCCAGATGACCCTGAATATTTTAGACGGCGTAAGGTACAAGGCTACTACTAAAGGAAAATCAAATGGCTAAGAACAGTATAGAAAAGACGGTGAACCAAGCTCCTTTAGGTCTTATCGGCGGGATGGAAGACCAAGAGCCTGTGCTGGAGATTGAGATTGAAGACCCAGAGGGCGTCAAGATTGGTATAGGTGGGTTGGAGATTGACCTCGATCCGAGTGAGAAAGAACCGAGCGATGATTTTAACGCTAACCTCGCAGAAGAGATGTCCGAGAAGGACATGGCATCACTCGTGGGTGATTTGCTGGGCGACTTTGACGATGACGTCAGTTCCCGTAAAGATTGGATCCAAACCTACGTGGAAGGGCTTGAACTGCTGGGTTTAAAGGTAGAAGACCGTACCGAGCCGTGGCCGGGTGCTTGTGGTGTATATCACCCGATGTTAAGTGAGGCATTGGTGAAGTTCCAAGCCGAGACCATGACGGAGACGTTCCCCGCCGCAGGGCCTGTAAAGACTAAGATTATAGGCAAAGAAACGCCAGAAAAGCGTGATGCCGCGTTGCGGGTGCGTGAGGACATGAATTACCAGTTAACGGACAAGATGGTGGAATACCGCCCAGAACATGAGCGTATGTTGTGGGGCTTGGGTCTTGCCGGTAATGCGTTCAAGAAGGTGTACTACGACCCGTCGTTCCAGAGGCAGGTGTCTATATTTGTACCGGCGGAAGACGTGGTTGTACCGTACGGGGCGTCTAATATACAGACCGCAGAGCGTGTTACGCACGTCATGCGCAAGACCCCCAACGAGGTGAGGAAGCTCCAAGCGGCAGGGTTCTACCGTGATATTGAGCTGAGTGACCCGACCGATTCGTTTGATGAAGTTGAGAAGAAAATAGCGGAAAAAATGGGGTTTCGGGCCTCAACAGATGACCGGTACAAGTTGTTGGAGATGCACGTATCACTGGATTTACCGGGATACGAGGACAAGGATGAAGACGGGGAAGAGACAGGGATAGCGCTGCCATACGTCGTAACGCTAGAGAAAAGCACGTCGGAGGTTTTGGCAATCCGCCGTAACTGGAATCCTGACGATGAAACTAAGCAAAAAAGAAATCACTTTGTTCATTACTCGTATATACCCGGTTTTGGTTTTTACGCTTTTGGGCTTATACATCTTATTGGTGCTTTTGCTAAGTCTGGGACTTCTCTTATACGTCAGCTAGTTGACGCGGGTACGTTATCTAACTTACCCGGTGGGTTTAAGACGAAAGGGCTTCGGGTCAAGGGTGATGATACGCCCATAGCACCAGCCGAGTGGCGGGACGTGGATGTGGCCTCCGGTACGATGCGGGATAACATTATGCCGTTGCCGTACAAGGAGCCATCTCAGGTTCTGTACCAGCTCTTGGGTACCATCGTAGAAGAAGGTCGCAGGTTTGCAAGTGCGGCTGATCTGAAGATTGCCGATATGTCATCTGAGTCACCGGTCGGTACAACGCTTGCTATCCTAGAAAGAACTTTAAAGGTGATGAGTGCGGTACAGGCACGTATTCACTATGCCATGAAGCAGGAGTTCAGGCTGTTAAAGGACATCATCCGCGACTATACCCCCGAAGAGTATAGCTACGAGCCGGAAGAAGGTTCGCCCCGCGCGAAGCAGTCGGACTACGACTTGGTTGAGGTTATCCCGGTAAGTGACCCCAACGCCGCAACAATGGCGCAGAAGGTTGTGCAGTATCAAGCGGTGATTCAGTTAGCGGCGGGTGCACCACAGTTATACGACCTGCCATTACTGCACAGACAGATGCTGGAGGTGTTAGGCATAAGAGATGCCAGCAAGCTTGTGCCGATGGATGATGACCAGAAGCCGAAAGACCCGGTGTCTGAGAATATGAACGCGTTGAACGGCAAACCACTAAAGGCGTTTATTTACCAAGACCACGAGGCGCACATAACAGTACACATGTCAGCCATGCAAGATCCCAAGGTAGCGCAGATTATGGGCCAGAACCCGCAGGCGCAGGCAATTATGGGGGCTATGAACGCGCATATAACAGAGCATCTGGCGTTTGAGTATCGTAAACAGTTGGAAGAGCAGTTGGGCGTTCCGTACCCCGCACCGGATGCTGAGATGGACGAGGAGACGGAGTTACAAATCTCGCGTCTGGCAGCGTTGGCCGCCAAGCAGTTACTCCAGAAGAACCAAGCAGAAGCTGCGCAACAGCAGGCGCAGGAGACCGCTCAAGATCCAATCGTTCAAATGCAACAACAAGAGTTGCAGATTAAACAGCAGGAAGTA